CTGCACATCCTGTGCCCTGGTCGGAATCATCATGAACACGCAGTTGGCCGGGTTGAAGCCCGGAATGCTCAGCGTGTAGTCGGGCGCGACTCCACTGAAGTCGATCACGCCCTGCCAGATCACCTGGTACGTGAAGCTGTTGGTGTCCATGGATAGGGCGCCACTTCCATCAAAAACACGTAGGCCAAATGAAGCCATGGTTCACCCCAGATAGCCGAGCCGGACACGCAACACGTTGTTGGCGTCGTAGACCGAGACGTTTAGCGAGTTGATCACCAGCCGCCCCTGACCCGGGACGATACCGTTGATCTCAAGCGTTCCGTCCTTGTTGAGAATCCAGCCTTGCTGGCCGGCGATGTAGTTGGTCGAGCTGATGTAGCTGCCAATCTTGGCGTTGGTGATGGTGCCGTCTGCAATAAACGCCGAGTTCATGAACACCTGGCCACCCTGCACCGCAAACGGCACCGAGATGGCGCCGCCGGCGATGGTGTTGACGATGGCAAAGCGATCGGCGCTCACCAGGAACTGACTTTGCAGGCCGGCGCCGGTGTTCTCGATGCCCAAGCCGATGCCGGCTGCGACGTACTGCCCACCCGCCGTTACCTGCATCTTCACCGACCACATGGTCGATAGCTTGCCGCTGGTGTCCGCGTAGGCGGTTGAGGTCTGTTGTATTGCGGCCGTGTTGTCACCGACCGTCACATTCAACTGTTCGATCTTCGTTGCCGTTGCGGATTGATTGGTGACCACCACTTCCGTCAGGTTAGTAACGTTGGCGGTGATTTGGGTAATGTTGTCGGCATTGGAAGTAATCTTGGCGTCGTAGGTCTTCAGCTCTCGAGCTGTTGCCTCGGTTTCCGACGCCCTTACCTTCTCTTCCGTTGCGATCGCCGCAGTGCTGCTCCACCCCTTCAAGGCGTCGGCCAACTCGCCCTCCCCGTCGTCGTCACGGAAAGAAGCGCGCAGAGCCTGGAACGCTGTCGCCTGAGCAGTGACCGCTCCGTCGAGCTCGGTGATCTCGGTGGTGTGGGTGGCCACCTGCTCGGCCAGACCGTTTGCTGTTTCGAGAAGGTCGCCCACGTCTGCCCAGTACGTCAGGTTTGGCGGTGGCGTATCGAGCGGAACAGGCAGCACAGCCTGATAGATGTGACCACCTTCGACGATCAGTTGCCCTTTCGTGTAAAGCAGCTCAGGGTCGTAGCCCTTCAGTCCGTCCAGCGCATCGATCTGATCCTGAAGCCCAGGGATTTTGTTGATCTCGTCCAGCAGGTCCTGACCGAGTTCGGTTTCACCAATTTGCCCGGCGATCATTTCCAGAATGGCCGATGCATCCGCGCTCGACTGACCCATCACTCCCAAGCCAACTGGGTAGAACGGCCCAATGTTGCCGGTGCGATCCACCAGGCGCGCCCAAAAGAAGAACGTCACGCCAGCTCGAAGGCCCAGCATTGCGTACTCTTTTTGTGGATAGGCAAGATCGGTCAGCTTCGTCGCAGCTTCAAGGCTGGTCGATGCCCCGTACCAAAGTTCTGTCCGCTGCGTATCCTCCGCGCCATCTGGAAATCCCCAGCGCAGATTGATTCCGAACAACAACGGTGTGGCAAGAAGGTGAGTGACAGCCGGCGGAAGCCCGGTTTTCCCAAGCAAGTCAGTCAGCACCGAGTTGGTAGGGATGGATGAAACATTCATGGCGCTTACCGCGCGCACCCTGGCCAAGTACTGACCTGAGTAAATACCTCGCACGTCCACCGCCAACTCACCAGTGCGCGGAACCTTTATCCACTCCCGCGCACCCCATCGCCATTCAACGTCATACCCGACAGCGCCGGGGGCAGCATCCCAAGCGATAGTCATGTTGGTGACGGCAATGCCCTGCTCAATTACAACGTGCTGGCTGAGCAGCACCCGGGCCGGAGCCTCTTGTGTACCGATAGGAATGCCACTGATCGGGCGCGTGTCTACAACAGCACCAAAGTCGATTGCGTCGAACTTGCTCGGTTCATGCTGGATCACCTCGAGCTGGAACTGATGCCACTCGGGCCGGGTGACGTTGCGCACGTAAAACTGCATGACCTTCAGATCGTCGAAGTCGATCACCCAGCCGCATTCAGCCTCAGGCACTTCGCTGTAGTCGGCCATGACGGTGACGGCACGACCGGCAAACGACTTGATGACACGGCCTTCGGACTTCCCGCTCGGCAGGTTCAACATCAAGCGCGCACCGGTGGGAATGACCAGGTCGCGGTCGAGTGTTATTACCCGGCCATTTACTGCCGAGATGCGACCACCATTTGCTCGACCTGCCAGCATCGGGTCGCCAACGGCGATCACTTGGCCTGGCTTGGGTATATGCCCATCCAGCCCTACACGGAAGGTGCCGCCGCGGGTTTGCAGTTGCTCAGTCAACAATGCCCACTGACCGGCACGCTGTGCCTGGCCGAGTGATGTACACCCAAAAGCATCGACGTCAAGCTCCCGCACTGAGCCCAACTCACTCAGCGCCTCGTCGTCGAACACCGGCTCCTTGTCCGTCTCAAAACCCTGAGCAGGGTTGTCCCACGACACCATGGCGTTGGTGTGTCGATCTCGCCAGCGAGTGCCTTCGTACTGAATGGAACCGTTGTTGAGGATCTGCGCAGGACTGTAGCTGAAGGCCGGATCCCCTGGCATATCTGCATTGACGACGATCTGGCTGCCGTCCCAGTAGGCCAGGCCGTGGAAGATTGAGGCGAGATCCTGAAGCACGGCATAGGCTTCGGCCTGCTTCTGGAAATAGAGGTTGCAGGTAAAGCGCGGCTCTTGGCCGCCCTTGCCGTCCGGGACCATCTGGTCGCAGTACTGAGCGATTCGGTACAACGACCAACGATCAACCATCGTCGCGTCAATGCGTTCGCCCAGCCCGTAATACGGGTGCAGCACCAGGTCGTAAAAGACCCAGGCAGGATTGTTGGTGTAGGCCTCTTTGAATGTCCCGTCCCATACGCCGTTGCTGGTGCCGGTCCCGCCGGTGGCGTAGGTGCGAGTTTCCGGGTTGTAGTTGGTAGGCACGCGCACAATGCGGCCGCGCATCAACACCGCGATCTTGGCGATATCGCCGCCGAACTGCTGGGCGTCATACTCAATGCAGCCAACCGACGTCAGCGGATATTCCTGATCGCTGTCGACAACCTCTGCAATGGCCTCGACGACCATGGCATCCTGCACCAGCGAACTGTTCGCTTCAGGAGTCAGGCGCCTGGCTCGGATCGTCCAGCGAGCGCCATCCGGTAATTCAATGCGGTGCGATCGCTCGTATTTGGTGATGTTCTTACGGTCGACAAACGAGGTCAGAACCTGAACATAGGGGCCGTTGTTGGTGGAGATATCCACGGCATAGTCGACGCGCACGCCGTTGATGTTGCCGCTGGCATCTTGGCTCTGAAGCTGTGGCCAGCTGAGGCGCAGACGCACCGCATCGATCATTGCGTTGTTGATGGTGTGCAGCCACGGGGCAGTGGTGAGCAACTCCTGCCCGACAGCGATTTCGTTGCTCGACTCGGAGACACCCTCAAGCCGCGGCTGATTAAGCTCTCCCGATCGGAACTGCCATTTCACACCTGGATAATTGATGGTGCCGTCTTGCGCCTGAATGGGCGTGCCATCCAGACGCACAGAGCGCAGCCCATCTACCGGGCCTACGATCGGGCCCCAGCTCCACAGGTAAACAATGCGAGCAGTGGCGATTGATGGGACGCTGTTCGAAGCAATGCTCGGCTGTTTCTGTTTTGCCTGGCCGCCCTTGGCGCCCATCACCGACTGGCGTTTCTTCGCTACTGCGCCCATTCCGGGATCTCCATAAATGCAAAAACCCGCCGAAGCGGGTTATGGGTGTTGCCGAGGAGTCAGATGTTGTCTTGCGTGTAGATGCCCCCAGACTCAACGGCGCCGCCGATCTCCCGTTCGCCATACAGCAGCGGGTACGGATTGCCCTGGGCGATGGTGGTTACAGCGCTGCCGAAGCCGTAGCTCGGGTTGTTACCGTCTTCATTTTTATCGCTGGTGTTGGCCTTGGTCGTGGGGGATAGCATTTGCACCACACCACCCAAGCCAACCGCGGCGCCGGCAGCTAGCAGGCCCATGCCCAAGGTCGACGTCGTGCCGCCGGTGAACAGGCCTGCAACGACCAATGCCACGCCAAGCAAGGTCTGGAACATGCCAGCCTGCTTGCTTCCTTGGATGATCGGCATGATGCGGATCGCACTTGGCCCTGCCGACTTGAGGTCAAGCTCCTGCTCACCTACGTTTTTCTCGTCAATGAACACCGCAAACACCAGCCCGCGCTCCTCGGCGCTGCGAAGGAACTGCTCGAAGCCCGGCTTCATGTTGCACAACGCGCTCATGGCGTCGCGGAAGCCATACAGGTCGAGCAGGTACTCACGACCAAAGCGTTTTCCAAGCACGCCGCCCAGCTTGATGGTGGTCATCGTCATGGTCTGTAATCCTTATGCCTCAAGATCAACTTCACGCGGTTCGCCTGCGACCAGCCGAAGATTTCCCGGCACGCCAGGCGCCCGGCCATGTGGTGGTAAATGAACGGGCCCGATCCACCGAGCTTTGGTGCCGGCTCGCTGACAAACGCGGGCTCGTCGCCCAGATAGATCACGGCGTGATTGGGATGGAAGCATGGGCGGCCGAGTGTCGGAACCTGCAACACCAGCATGTCACCGCGCTGCGCAGTCTCCACCTGGTAGAAACCGGTGGCCTTGAAGTTATCTTCGTAAAGGCTGGGGCCGGCCTCTTCCTCCCACCATAGGTCATGGCGTTCGAAGTTCGGCAGCACCAGCCCGGCCTCGCGGGCGTACCAGTCACGGCAAGCAGCCCAACAGTCTAGAAGTCCATGGGAAAAGTCGCGGGCCAGCAGCGGCGCTTGGAAACCAGTGGGCTTGAACCATTCGAACTCACCACCCGGCCAGCCCACGATCCCCCAAGGCAACTCATGCAATTCGCAGCTGACGCGATCGGCCATGCTCGGCGCTGGAGCTTTGTCGGGATGGCTGTGAATGATCGCCACGACTACCCCGCGATCTTCGGCGGCCGCCAGGTCTCGCTCATCGATCTGGAAATTCTCCCGGGCGGTCTTTGCTTTGTTGCCGCACGGAACGTAAACGCGGCCGGCCTCAGTGCTGACCAGCACACCGCAAGCCTCTGCCGGGTAGTCGCGCTCGGCATGAGCACGGATCTCTGCCTGCAATTTCTGATTGATCCGCATGATTACCTCGAAGATGCGATCAGGCTCGCGCCCATGGATCCGCCAAATCGGCGAGTGTTGCCGCGAAGCTTGCAGCTGCTCCACCAACCGCCACAGCGATCGAGAGCAGGGTTGTCCGTGGGCTCATTCTTTTTCGTGAACATCACGGTACCGGTGTAGGCACAGGCTTCGCCCCGGTAACCGCCCCGACAGGCCCAGCGGCAGAGCTTGGTGATCTGCTGCGAGGGCAGCATCTGTCCTTCCATGTCCGTGGGTCCGGACAGATCGAAGGTCAGCGACTCGAATGTTTCAGCGGTCTTCTGCTCGATGTACCAGAGGTTGATCTTGCTCTGGTTGCTGGCAGTGGGATTGCCGTCGGGGAAGTTGGCTGCGTCCAGGAAGTGGCGGAACGTTTCGATGACGCGCACTTTGGCCCCGGCAAGATCGCGGAACTGCAAGCACAACGCGGTCAGTGCGCCGCGCACGCCACCAAGTTCGTTGGCCACTTGCAAGGTGGGCGAAGCAGGCCGGCCATCGCCGCGAATATCGAAACCCTTCGCCGTGATCTGAAGCGGTGAATACAGCTGGCCTTGCCAGATGATGTCCCCTTCTTGAGCATGGCCGTGAAAGCGCCAGAGGTTCGCGCCCAGGCGCGTGGCGTCCAGCTCGAACAAGCGGATCTGATTACCTGGCTCAAGCTTTTGGATGTCTGCGTTGTAATTCATAAGGCTCCAGAAACAACAAACCCCGCACTTGGCGGGGCTCATCCACTTGGAAAATCAGGGTGTGTAGACCTGCTTGAAGGCGAAGGTCAGCGTGAACAAGCCATTGCCCAAGGGTCTGGGCTTGTACCCGTTGCATTTATAGCGACCCTGGATTCCTCCCGGCGGCGTCCAAAGGAACGACTTGTAACCCTCGTGACGATCAAGAAAAGCCCAAACCAGCGGCAACTCATCGCCCTCCTCCTGCGATCCGGTATGCGTCAGGTTCCACACCTGACTCTTGGTGTTGATGCCGATTCCGCCGGACTGGACATAACCGTCGCCGAACTCGTTTTCCCAGGTGCGCTGGGAGACATCGCCATCGGCGCCGAGCTGTACGTCGTAAATGAATACCTCGGCCATCAGTTCCGCCTCCAGAGTCGGCCGCCTTGGCGCATTTCCCGATCAAGGAACTGACCGAAGCTGGACTCAAGGCCGGCACTGATTGATTCGCCTTGCATTTGCGCTTGCTGCTCGCTCATGCCTGGCTGCGCCTGCACCGTCACCGGAGCGTTGAAGATAATGGGCGCCGGCCCGCCCGATGAAGAATCACCGCCACCGCTGCCGCCGGACGAACTGATCATCGCGGCCTTCCCGTTACTCATTGCCTCCAGTGTTCCAACGCCTATCCGCGCTGTTGCCTCAGAGTTGAACACGTACTCACCACGGTGGACCGGCCCGGCGATTTCGTCGCGTCGGCCGTTGCCGGTGTAGCCCCCCTCCATGAAGCCCACGCCGGACATAGCAGTCATGCCCACCGCCGAAGCGAGCGGACCTGTGACGCTCAGTGCCGTAGCCATTGCCGCAGGCGCAGCCGCTGGGCCGATGATCGGGATCGCAGCTGTCGACGCATAGGCGTTCAGTCCGGCCTGTAGCGACATCGCTGCCGCATTGGCGCCGAGGGTTCCCGCCGCGGTTGCCTGAGTGGATTTGCCGACCAGCAATTGCACGCCCTGATAAATCAACCACTGAGCAGCCATATCGCCCAGGGCCTTGAGCATCGACTTAGCGAAGTTGCCGACCATGTCGCCCAGCGCGTCGCTGGCATCTTCCGCGCCGCTGGCCACATCCGAGAAGAACGTGCCCAGGTCGCTGGTGGCCGTACCAAGCGCGCCAGACGTGAAGTCGGCGGCGATCTGCGAATAGTCCCGCGCTGCATCGGCATAGTTTGCCCACGCTTCGTTGACGCCATTCATCCAGTTAACTTGCTGCTCGTCCGTAGCGGCGTAGAAGTTTTCCTGCGCCACCAGGCGCTTGTTCAACTCGTCCTGTAAAACCTGAGTTTCGCTGGCATAGAGCTCCGGCGTGATCTGCCCGGTGTTGCGCTGCTCGTTGAGGCTTACCACATCAGCGGCATACTTCTGCCGCATGGCCAGGTCGGCGCGCATCCGGTCGCGGGCTTTGTCGCCCATCCCAATGCCGGCCAGCTCTTGGTCGAAACCGTCCTTTGTGGTTTGGGTGGTGAGGCCTTGGGCATTCTTGAACGCCGTGAGTTTCAGGTCGTCTTCGTTGGCCTTCTTCAGCTTGTTCAGCGCATCGAGCTCGGCAGCCATGCCCATGAGCTTTTTCTTTTGCGCCTCGCTCAGCTTGCCGAGCTTTCCTTCCTGCAACTCGAAGGACAGCTTCATGGCCTCCGTTGCGTCTTTCTGCTTGTCGCCCGTGGTGTTGAGTAGCTCGATCTGACGCTTGTAGCCTTGCTCGGCGGTATCGAATGACTTGAGCTGCTGCTTCGCGGAAGAGCTCGCTTCGGAGGTGTTCTTCTTCAGCGCCTTGGCCGCTGCATCATCGGCGGCCTTCTGCGCATCCTTGGCCGATGCCGCGGAGCGGATGGCGACAATCATCCCTTCCGTTAAATCTGTGTTTTCAGCAATAAAGCGATTGGCTGCCTCAAGGCTGGTTTTGTCCTGAGCAGCACCCAGCTGTTTCTGCAATTGCTCAAGATATTTCTGCCCGGCTTGTTCGGCGGCGGCGACTGCAGCGTTGTTCTTGCCTCTCGCCGCGGTATTGATGTCAGTTTCGCCGGTCAGTTCTGCGAGTGTCTGTCGCTGCTTATCAAGGACAGAGGTGAGATCTGCAACCTTGATCTGCCCAGTTTCAATGGACTGCGCCATCTCCTCAGTAACGCCTGGAATCAGGCGGACTTGGTCTGCTACTGATTTCCAATCTACTGCCTGACCCGTGGCAGAGTCGGCAACCGCCTTGTTAACAATGTCCATTGCCGATTGAAATTCGGCAGGGAGCGGGACAATGCCAGCCATAAAACCGGAAGCGCCAGCCAGCCCGGCATTTGTCAGACTTGCCTGAAATTCAAAAGCAATCGAGCTCGCAGCGCCGGAGAGGTCTTTTACTGTATCCGCAATGGAAGTGCGCAATTCGCGCAGCGTGACCGACTGAGTTGCTCGATTTAGTTTATTGAAACGCTCAGCCAACTTGTCGAGGGGATCATTCAGGTCGCCGAGCTTCTGCTCAAGAACGCTAGTGTTGTCGCGCAGCGTTAGAAAGGCAGTGGCAGCGCCGATCGCGAGTGATGCGATACCAAGCGGTCCGCCTAGGACGCCCATGATTACACCGGTGGTCCGGCTCAAGCCAGCTTGAGCGGCTGCGACTACGGTTGTTGCGCGAGCCTCAACCAGGCGCGCCTCGGCAAGCTGTATCGACATCTGCGTCTGAACTGCCGTACCACGTGCAGCAACCGCTTCTTTCTGAGCGAGAAATACCGATGTCTGTGCTTTTTGTTGCTCAGCTTCCGCGGCGAGCAGAACTGCTGCCGCCTGAGCTTTCCTTGCAGCGGCATCTTTGAATGCGGAGTAAATGGAAACCGCCGCGGAATCTGCTGCGCTCACACCGTAACGGGTCAAGGCGGCAATGGCTGCAACGATAGCGATGTCAGCAAGCGTTTCAAAATTGTCGCCCAGTTTTCCGATGCCGCTCGCCAGAACCCCGGCGAAATCAGTCGTTTCATTCAAGCGGCCGATGTACACAGTGAAGGCATTCGAAAGGTTCTGCACAGCATCACGAACAGCAACGCTCATGATGTCCGCCAATACACCATTGGCTTCGGCGGATTTTTGCAAACCCTCGGTAAGAATATCGAGACCCAACTTGCCCTGAGCACCTAGGCTCCGGATTTCTTCAGCTGTTTTACCGGTGGACTTCGCGATCGTGTCAACTACGGTCGGCATCGCCGCAAGAATTGACTGCCAGCCGTCAGCCTCAACCTTTCCGGTCTGAAGCGCTTTTGAATAAGCATCGATTGCCGAACTGGCTTTATCTGCAGATGCAGAGTTGGTCACCAAAAGAAAGCTGAAGCTGTCCATCACATCCAGCGCCTGGCTGGTGTTGTAGCCCATGGACTTCAGGCTATCCGAAGTTCTGATGTACAGCTCTTGCGCTTCAGCGAGTGGTCGGTAAGTGCGTTTAGCAGTGTCCAGCAACCTCTGCTGGACTAAATCGTACTCGCCGACACTGCTGGTCGCGATTCCTATACGGTCAGACATTTGACCGTAAGAGTCTGCCGCTTCTAGAATCTTGCCGATTGAAGCAGCGCCAATGGCTCCTGCGAGTGCGCCTTTAATCAAGTCGCTTGCGTTTTGCGCCCGCTCGCCAGCTCGATCAAACGCATCATCGATATGACCAAGATTTTTATCAATCTTTCCCGACGCCTGTGCGACGCTGGAATCTGCACGGGCCATCTCCTGGCGCAGTTGTGCAGTGGTCGCCTCAATGCGGACCAGCATCCCCTGTACGTCGGTATCTGCCATGGTTTTCTCCGGACATAAAAAAACCCGCCGGAGCGGGTTGAATCAATTCTGTTAGTTACATCTGAACGTCTTTTAACACTTCTTTTCTGGCTGCCAATTCGCACTCTGAATAAACTTTATCGGAAAGTTTGTTCGCAGACTCACTCGATGCAAACACCCTCCCGGCTTCGACTTTTAACCCTTCAGAAGATTGGACCTTTGTAAGTACATCGGCCAACGTCTTTCCCGCGTCACGCTGCCTTGCAAGCTCGGCTGTAATGTTGGAGCGCATTCGGCACTCCTCCGCAGAACGGAAGGCGATATCAACTTTCTGTATGGTCCTGAGCGTCATGAAAAGCTTATTCGCGTCGACGTTTTTTGTGTCATTTGCATTCACACAAAAGGGTATTACAAGGGCGAGCACCCCTACGCCAATCAAAATGCGCATGTCCTTATCCTCGAGCAAAGGACATCACTTTACATGAACACCCAAAGATCGCACCTTCGCCAGCGAGGCATTAAGCGGCCTGACGGCCTGTCAGCGCCTGACGCAGCTTGTCCGCTACAGCCGATGGTGAAGGCTTGCCCGTCTTGGGTTTCGTCTTGCCGCCGCCGAAGGGGTTGGTCATCTGGGCCCATTCGATCCTGGCATCCATGGCGAGAAACAGTTCGGGGATCGGCGTAGTCCAGGCCAGTTCGGGCGACCAGCCAAGCCACCCGGTGGCCACTGCGTATAGCCGGTCGACGTAGCTGCCGTCCTCGACAGCGCTTACGCCTTCGCCGGCTGATTCTTTCCCGCCTGAGCGCCCTTCGGATTGTAAAGCGCCACCAGGTAAGCGTTGAGTTTGACGGACACCTCAAGGACGCCTTCCTGCCATACCTGCTCAGGAATTCCCTCGGCGCCCTTCCCGCTCAGGCCGGCGCCGCTGGCAATGATCACCGCGCAACCATCGACACTCAGGGCATTGATTGCTTGGGATGCTCCGCGCAGGCCACCGAAGTGAGCCTCGATCGCGCGCACGGCGCCGAGGGTTGGCTGCAGGGTGTAGGTTTCGCCATCCAGAACGATGTCGACCGTACCGTAAAGGGTCTTGCTCATTCGTCAGATCCTTAAGAGTCGGGGCCGAAGCCCCGCAGGTTAAGCGGCTGCAGCCGGGAGAATTTCCAGAATGTCGGAGTTGATGCCGATGGTGACGTTGCGGCGAACCACGTTGTCAGCACCGCCGGCGGCAACGGTGTTGTTCATCACCTTTCCACGCAGATAGAACGTGGTCGGCAGCAACGCCGGCGTGGCATCAGGATCGCCATCGTTCAGGGTAATCTTGATGTTGTAGTCACCCTTGCTGCGGTCCTTGTGAGCAACCTTCAGCTTGGCCTGGCCCAGGTCGCCGTTGTCGAGACCGACAGCCAGGGTCAGGTCACCCGCATCAGCGGTACCCTTGTACTTGCGCACACGGCCATCGCGCAGCGAGGTGAATGTCACGGAGCTGAACGTGTCACCGAACTCGCCCAGGTCTTCCACTTCGCCGATATCGACGTAGGTGTCAGCCTTGTAGAGCGCTTCAGTGTCCGCGCCGTTCTTGCTACCGATACCGATTCGGCAGCCGGCGGCGGTGTTGAGGTTGTCATCGGCCATGGGGGTTCCTCCAAAGGCGCATTGGATAAAGCCGCGGGGCGGCCGGTGTTGGGAATTAGTGGGTGGTGATAACTCGGACCGTGATCGATCCCTGGTACGTGACGCCGTCAGCATCGCGCTGGGCGTCGGCTTGCTCGACTCGGACTGATACAGCCCGACCTACTTCCAGCGGCAAGCGGCGTTCATCTAGAGCAGCAACAATCTCGCCATTGATTCGCTTCACCTCGGCCTGACCGTGGGCATCAGACCAGACCGACAGGTAGATCAGGCGCTGCTCGCGCTTGCGTCCGGCGATCGGGCTGATGTTCGCCGAGATCTCCCGGTCGAACGAAATGTACGGCATAGCAGTGTCCATCGGAGCGCCGTCGTACACCGGACAGGAGACTTCAGCCTCCAGGCGTGCGAACAAGGCCTCTTGCAATGCAACGGATGGATCAGCCATCGGTAATGCCCTCACTTGCTTTGCGCAGCGTCCGGGCCACGGCTGCCTTGATGTTTGCCAGAGCAAACTCACGGTTGACCGCCATTGCGGGCCGGAGCCAGGGGTGTGCCGGTCGTGCCGGGATATCTGGGTACTTCCCGAAGAAATGCGAGCCGTCGCTTTTGTTTTTTGTTGGGCGCCGGTTCAGGGCATTGCGGCGCCCTTTCAGTTGGGACTTGTCCCGGTTGTTGGTGTGCTCCCCGCCTGCGGCACTGATGTCAGCCCGGCGGTAAATGGAGCCGCTGTAGCCTTTTGTCCCGTACTCGAAAAAACGCAGATAAAAGAAACGGCGCGTGTCCCTTTTTCCCCTGATACCGATCTGCGCATCCAAACCGCTTTTCGAAACAAAAACCTGCAGTGCGGCCGCAGCAGCGCCGGTATCTTTCGGAACGAGCTGCCGCATTGTTTCCAGAATCTTATCGGCCGCCTCCTGCATGGCAGGTGCCAATTCGTTATCCATGGTTTCGTGAATATTGCGCAGCGTCTTCCGAAGTTTGAAGTCGCCGGACAACCGGGAACGGCGAGCGGCCACGGTTCACTCCTTGGCCGGTTCGGCCTTCTTGGGGATTGCTTGCGGTTCATCCGCTGCGCGCACCAAGCCACGATTGATAAGGTCGGCGCCGGTCTCGGCGCTAACGGCGAACTCTTCACCTTTGACCCTTTCACCAACGGCGCCTGACAGGATGCCCAGGGCAATAACCTTCATGATTCACCTCTACGGATTGGGTACGTTTGAACAAAGCAATCGAAGCATGTCGCGCTCGTTGTTGGGCAGATGGGCCTCGATCAGGTAAGTGGTGGTGGCGATTCCACCAACCATTTCCACAAGGCGGTTACCGACGACAACATCCTTGCGCGGACGGAGTCGAATCTCAGCGCTGACAATGGCCTTCAGTTGCTCGGCCACCGGTGCAACACGCCCCGTAGGTAATGTGATCTCAGCCCACAACTTGCCGATTTCGACCCATGTGGTGTCGAAGCCGCCAGTCTTGTTCTTCGTCAACACCGGTTTCAGCATCATGCACCGATGACGCAATGGCCCGGCTCTCATACATTCACCCAGCGGTGGGGTTTCCACAGGGCATTTGTAGCCATGGGAAGTTCCGCAGTAATGGTGCCGATTACCACGGTTTCGCGACTACCGTACCAATGGCCAATCAGCATGAGCGCGCCCTGCTTGATTGATTTGGTCATGAAAAGCGCATTGCCGACAGGATCAGGCAGAACTCCATCCGGGTCGACCAGCGTCCGATTGGTCCAGGTCTCAAACGCACTGAGGGCTGCATCCGTGTAGCCCTGAATCAGTGCATCTTCATCGTCATGGTCGACCCGCAAGTGAGCCTTGACGATGACCAGATCAATCACCAGATGGAACCAGTGCCAGCAAGGCTTCCTTGTTGGCCGATGGATCGAAGTCAATGCCCTTGGCGGTGAGCCATTCCTTCAACACTGGAACCTTCATTTTCTTCGGATCCGCTTCTGTAGAGCCCCCCACCAAGGTGGCACACTCCAAGTGCTCCACTGCTACGAGTGCCAAACGCTCGGAAGCTTCTTGCTCGCCGACTTCGACTTGAATCACTTCATTGCCGTCAACCGCAAAGGGAAACGGCTTGGTCACATTGATTGTTGGCATGATGCTCTCCTGCAGGCCGGGCGCCCGAAGGCGCCCGCCACGATTACGCTGCGCTGAGGGTCAGAACCTTCACAGCCTGAGAGTCGACCAGCATGCCGCCGACGCGCTTGGTGGTGTAGAAGCCAACGTATGGCTTATTGGTGTACGGGTCGCGCAGCACACGGGTACCGATGCGATCCACAATGGTGTAGGCGCGCTTGAAGTCACCAAAAGCAATGGCATTGGCATCGGCAGCGACATCTGGCATGTCTTCGTTTTCGACGATGCCATAGCCCAGCAGGCTCGAAGGAGCCCCAGCTTCCAAGCCCGGGCGCCACAGGTAGTTGCCTTCACTGTCTTTCAGCTTGCGCGCATATGCGACGGTCAGGTTGCCCATCATGAACTTGCCGTTAGCCCGGTAGCCGGCCTTCAACGCGTGAATCAGATCGATGAGTTTGTCGCCATTGAAGGCACCTGCCGCGCCCGAAATCAGCTTTTGCAGCGAGCCGAAAGCGCGCTCATCGTCGGACGTGGTCAGCAACGGATACGCCAACAGACCTTTCGGCTTGTTGGTGCCGTTACCCAAAAGGAAAGCGTTGCCTTCTTTTTCGGAGAACTCGCGCGCGACCTCTTCGTTTAGCCAGGTTTCGGCGTTAAAAAAGATGTCGTCCAGACTGGTTTGAGTGGCCTGGGGGTTGGAGTAAATCTCGCCCATGAAGGCAGAGATCTGCCCGAGGGTAGGCGTGCCCGTCGCCGGCCGTGGGTCGGTTTCACCAACCCAGCCAGACCCCGCGCCACCCAGACCGACCAGACGCTTGTAGTCTGGCGACCCGACGGTGATCTGGTTGCATACCTGGCGCATCGGCGAGGTATCGCGGAGCAGCTGGATGATATTGCGGTCCATTTCTTCAGGTACCGCATAGCCACCGTCGGCCTCGGTGCCAATCTGCAAAGCCTTCGCTTGCAGGTCGCCCAGGCCAGTATCGACACCTTTGCGCACAAACTGCAGAAACGCGCTCTTGTGCTCGCTGGCTGCTTTGGTGCCGGTGCCGTCCGGACGCTTCAACGCCAGCAGTTCTTTTTCCAGATCGCTTTTCAGTGCATCCAATTCGCCAAGCTTTTCGTTTAGCGTATCGACTTGGCCGGACAGCTTGCCCTTTTCGGCTTCCAGGCCATCAATGCGTTTGTCGTTCTTTTCTTTGAACTCGTCGAACTTCTTGCCCAAGGCTTCAGCGACTTGTTCCACATCTTTTAATTCAACAGCCATGAGAGGCTCCTTACATTCTGTTCATGAGTGATTTCAGGGATTGCAGTGCGTCGTCGGCACCCGCCTCTCGCGGTGAAACTGCGCCGTAGCCTTTGGCCATGAAGGCCTTGGCCTGGGAGCCAGAAAACCCAACCTCTCGAAGGGCTCGCTCCACTTTGCTGGGCGGCGGTGTTTCGCCGCGAGCCAGCAGAGATTTCACATCGGTGATCCGGGCTTCGTCGTTAGCCGGGAAGGTGACCGGGGAAACTTCCCAGAGGTCGATTGCCTTCAGCAGCCAGATGCCCTTCTCCTTGTCATAGTCATAGCCGCCGTCCTCGAGCATGTAACCGATGGACAGCCCGGTAAGGCTTCCTGCTTTCATGTGTCCGTGCGCACGCTTGGCCAGCGGGTCATCATCGACAAGCAGTCGGCCTTTGACGTACAGGCCTACGTCGTCCTCCCGCATCTCGGTATAGATACCGATCGGCTCGCTCATGTTGTGTTGCCAGAGCATCGCCGGCAGGCGCCCCTTTTCCTTCCATCTGGCCAGGCTCGCGGTGAATGCGCCGCGCACAACAACATCGCTGTAACTGTCCACGACGCCGAACACGGACCCGTAGCCTTCGAACTCGCCGCTGTCGCTGACCGATTTAATGGTCAGCGGCACGTCAAGACGCTGTTTTGTCTGCATCGTCGGCAGCCTCTGGTTTGGTGGTCATGTTCATTGGGGTGAGGTAGATGTCGCCGCCTTCGCGGGGGTTTTCGTCCTCCAGCTCCCGGCAGTCGTTGGGGCTCAAGATCCCCCATTGAATGCCCTTGCCGTAGGACTCATATCGTCCCTTCAGGTCGCCACGCATGAGGGCGCCCGCGTTAAATTTGGCGTAATGAGTTAGCCGGTCCTTCTCACTGAGCAGGCCGACCTGAATGCGGTGTTCGATGCGAGTCATGATCGGGACTAGCGAGTAGTTCACGAAGCTCATGCCCATGTGCTCAATGTTGTTGAGCGTCATTTTTTCCATGCTGGCCACCAGGTGCGGCGGCACGCGGAACAACCCGCAGATCTGCGCTTCTGTCAGCTTTTTGGATTCGATGAATTGGGTGTCTTGGGCGTTGAGGCTGATTGGTTTCCAGTCCAACCCCATCTCCAGGATCATAGGTTTGTAGGCGTTAGCCACGCCCATATGCTCGCCCTGGAACTCCGTCTTGAGCCGTCCGAAAGCCTCGTCGGTGAGTTGCTGCTCAGTCCTCAGAACACCACTGGTAACGGCACCATTGGTAAATAGCTTGGCCGCATGAGCGTCCATAGCCTGACCCAAGCCGAGCGCCTGACGTGCGTAAGCAATTGGGTTCAATCCATTCAGCCCATCCAGCGTGAACAGCCGGACGTGCCAGATTTCGTCCTGAGTGAGGACCTTGGTTCCCGACTTGAAGTTGACTGTGTACTCAACCGTCCAGTCGTCCTTTAGCTTGGGGGTAACGATGTCAGGGCTGAGCGGCAGCAGCTCTACCACATTGCCCAGCGCCATCACTTTGTAAGCATAAAAGTTGCCACGAAGACACAGGCACGCCACCAACATCTCCCAGAACTCCTGGGCAGTCATGTAGCTGTTCGGTGCCATCGTGATCAGCGGGTAGAGCCTATGCGCCGTAGCTGGCAGTCGGACCCGGCCTGTCTGCTTCAAAAGGCGGCAAGGCAACATCCCCATTGACTCAGCCAGTACCCGCACGCAGTTGAATACAACCAATTGCTGCATGGCGCTCGTGGTGGTCACGCGCTGGCCAGCATTGCTTTCATATCCTGCGCCCAATGCCTGGGCGAGCTTTTCCGGCGTATCAATGATCTGAGTACCACCTTTCCTTCCAAGGAGTGCGCGGAGCATCAGCGATCACCTCGAAGAATTGAGACCACGGACAAGGTGATCAACAGAGCGCCACAAACGGTCAACGCAAGTGACTCCCCCACCCACACCCACAGACCGCGCGTCAGCAAAGCCAAACCAAGGATGCCGACGAGATCGGGGGCAGCCTCTTTCAGTGCCTCCAGCTTTGTCGGCTTGATTTCATCGGTCATAGGGTTCGAATTCCGTGCTTGGAGATGTGGTCAGAGAGGGTGTCGTCGGGATGTAGGTTCGCCAGAACGCGGCCGATCGCCATAATCAAAGCGACGGCGCCATCGATCTTGTTGTCATCGCCCTGCTTAATCGGCCGCACCACGTCATCATTACCAGGCAGGTTTTTTCCAATCACATTGCCGATGCACCAGGTCATGATCGGGTTGCCGTCGTGGTGGAACCGGCCAGCCTCTATCGCAGCTTCCAACTCCTTCATCGGGTCGGACATGTTGGTGTAGTTCTGCGTGATGGTGATCGGCTCAAAACCTTGGTCATCAAGATCATGGCTAAGACCTGTCGCCCCATGCGGATCAATCGGGCACTCACGAATCGGAGCGTGACGGTTCGCCTCTTTGGTGTCCTCGAGGATCTCGCGATAGTCGACCTCAGCACCATCAGTCACATCCAGGTGCTTGGAGTGAATCCAAGCCTGGAACCGCTCCGACATCCGCTTGTTGTCGACATTAAAGGCCGTGTCATAGGGAACCCAAAACTTCGGAGCGATGCTGTAGTAGTGGACCTTTTCATCAATCACACGCCAAAACAGCCTGGATCTGGAGTTCATGTCGAGCTTTCTCGCCAAGTCGAAACCGGCGTTCCACTCCTGCCCCTCGAACTGCTCCAGTGTCAGCGTGGTGTCTTCGCATGCCTTCCAGCTTTCCATATTGAAAAAGCCTGACTTGGCGCTCACCCATAGGTTCAGGTGTTTTGTCTTGAAGGTGTTGGTGAACCGCGCAGACCGTATTGCCCGAGCCTGCTGGCTTTCCAGATATTCCTGGAACACCGAGACCCCGTGATTCGGATTGGCCTTGGCCAGCATCTTCGGATCGGTCCAGTCGTCGCCCTCGTCCAGCGTCCATATCCATCCGAACAGCTCGTCATCGGGCACAGTGCCCTCGAGCATTTCGATCACCTGGCGGCGCTTGTCGTAGCACGGGCCTTCGATATCGGCGCCGGCGGTGGTGATGATGAACATCAACGGCTGCCGCCGTGCGCCCATGCCGGTGAGCATGGTGTCGTACTGAGCCGATGTTGGGTGTTCGTGGTACTCGTCGACTATTGCGCAACTGGGCGAAGCGCCGTCTCCGGGGTTGCCGATCAACGGCTCGAAGCGACTGAAGTCAGACGGGATGTTCATGTTAGAGGCGTTCACCTCAATACCGGCAGCCTGCACCAGCATGGGCGACTTACTCACCATCAGCTTCGCAGGTCGGAACACCTCCCAGGCCTGCTTCTCGGTGGTCGCGCCTGCGTACACTTCAGCGCCGTACTCGCCGTCGGCAACGAACATGCTGATACCAACGCCGCCAGCAACTACGGACTTGCCGTTCTTGCGGGGCACTTCCCAATAGCTTTCACGGAACCGACGATGGCCGCCCTTCTTCTTGACCCAGCCGAACGTTACAGCCAAGCCGAAAAGTTGCCACGCCTCCAGAGTGATCAGTTGCCTCTTGAATGCCCACTCACCCTTTGTATGCGGCAGGAGCTGGATTAGTTTGAGCTTCTTCTCAGCCTTGGCCGGGTCGAACTTGAAACGAAAGCCGCGCTTGCGGCTCGCCGCCACGCCATCGAAGTGACGCAGCACAGCCTGATGGATGTAGCGGCACGCTGGAACCTTCCCGCGCAAAAGAGACCTTCCCCAAGCCATCGCCTTGTCGACGTTTGGGTGCGGGGATTTGGCCATCAGGAACTCAATAGTTTTGCGAATTCGTTGGTGGAGGATTGTTTGTTGCCGCCGATGATCCGCGTCCGGCTGGCCGGATCGAGGCCGAGAAGTGAACCGAATGTGACCAGCTGACGCATGGATTCATTCGCCGCCGTGAGCGCGGGGTTTTTCATCGGGCTGCCCTGGGCAGACTCGACGACGATCCCAAATTTTTGAACGGCCTCTTCGGACATGCGCCACTTGTCATAGGCGGTACAGAACGCCTCGACGTTATGCAGATCGGTCAGCGCAACAACTTTTTCCCGCAATAATTCAGGGATAAGCATCTTCCACATAGTGGCGGCGCGCTCGCTGAGCCACTCCGGTGGATCGATATTAGTGACGGTGGTGAACTGAGGCTCATCATGGTTTAGCGCCCGCTTTCCGGGGTTCCCAGCGAGTTTTTTCTGTGCCGTCGGCTTGGGTTTGCGACCACGGCCGGCGACCGTGGCGGTACCTCCCATCGCGCAACTCCTGAATTTTTAATTTCGCGGTCGTACGAGAAAGCCCAAGGGGACGGTCTAGCTATCGAAAACCCCAGACTTTTGACCCTCCCCCTCCCGTATTGAGAATCGACCTCATTTCATCAATGTTTTCGGTCAATTCGCACGATTCCTCGCCGGATTGCCCCAGCCGCCATCCTCGGACGCCGTCTTCCTGCTGTGGCAGGGGTGGCAAAGGGCTTGCCAGTTCGAGCTATCCCAGAACACGGCCTTGTCACCCTTGTGGGCGATGATGTGGTCAAGGTCAGTGGCTGCTACCACCAACCCTTGTCGCTCGCACTCAACACAGAGTGGGTGCTTGGCCAGATAGGCCTTGCGTGCCTGCTGCCACTTGTAGCTGTACCCGCGCTGGGCGCTAGTCTCACGCTGCCGTTCGCGGCGCTTGGCCTCGGCGCTCTTGCCGATGTCTACATGGTCATCGCAGTAGCGCGGGTTGCGGGTCAGCACATTGCAACCCTGGGCATTGCATGGTTTCTTCGACCTAAGAGGCATGCCTCACCAACCTCCAGCCATCTTGCTGCCGACTGCCAAGCCGGCAACGAACACCAGCACCATCCACATAGGGTCAAGGTTGCGCATGGCGTCTACCTCGTCTGGCTGCGTTTGATCTGGGCGTCCACCTGGTCGGCGCACGTGTCCAGCAACTTGACTGCCTGGTCTTTGAGGTCCCACACATCACCGTTGTCGCGCAGGTCAGCCTGATCGGCATCAACGCGTTCGCACGGGATCAGTTCAGGGGGCTCGACTCTTACTGCCGTTGTCTTTGTTACCAGCGGCGGGCTTCCCGCGCAGGCCGTCAGGCAAAGGCTGAGCAGCCCAATCACGAACAGGCTTGCTGTTGCGCTTGAGTTCTTCAAAGTCTTTCCTCGCCTTGTTGGCTTTCTTTTCGCTGGCCTTGATTCGTGCGGCCAGGTCGGCGGTGTAGTCGGCGTTGCGCTTGGCTTCGGCACGCAGGTTGGTGATCGTCGCCTGGCTCTCGGTGTTGGCCTCGATGGCGTCCTGTTTGCCCTTGGCCTCGATCGTCACCTGCCCTTCAAGTGCAATGACCTGGTAGTGCTGGATGCCCAGCAACAGGCAGGCAACGAGCGCGATGATTGCTGCAGCAGCGAACGCCTTCATAGCGAATCAACCTTGCGACCAAGGAAGCGGGTCACCATCTCGCGAATGGCCGTGACGCCGAGGAAACCAATGGTTCCGCCGGCGGCAACGGACAAGCTCGACGGCCAAGCCATCCACTCGATGACGCTACTGGCGGACAAGCTCAACCCACCACAGATCAGCGCCTCGAAGAATATCCGGCGCTTGCTGGTCTCTTTAGCGTCATACAGGACGCGCAGGAAGGAGATGAGGATCGCCATAATTGCGCCCTGCCAAAGTGGATTGCTCAGGGCCACCCAGATAGCGGCCCACGTGTCCGGGTTCTTTTCGGGCATGAGCTTCATCCGATGTCCTCCCTTTCGGGGAGCGTGATAGGTGCGGCTCCATCAGCACTCCCAGCTCGGAGCAATGGGCGTGGTGGAGCCGAAAACGAAAAAGCCCCGGCAAATGCCGAGGCTCAAATGGGTGAAGATGGCGACCGTGACGGTCACGCCAACTATGCAAAACGCTGCTTCTCAAGTCATGGCAAAATAGCAGCTCAATTATTCGGAGAGCGCCATGAAGGACGACGGTAGCAGTACAACAGTTGGTGAATTGCTCGACTCCCTAAAGGAATTCCCAAGGGACACCAAAATACGATTCCAAGGCGGGCTGAATTTCTACCGCCTGAAATGGCGCGCGGATGATCTGATCCAAGTCGAATTTAATGAGCCGGTATCGGATGCGATGCGCTACTACCTCAAAACCCATAAATAAAATACGGGCATAAAAAAACCCGACTCAGAGGTCGGGTTTTTGACAGTACTAGATTTAAGCTGGTTGTGCGCCGATTGGTACGCGACGAACCGTGCCAGCATCCTTGGCTGCTTTGTACAAAGCCAAAGCAGCGTTCAGGCGCTCTGCCTTACCGCTGTGTGCTTTTTCTTTGATTTCAGAAGATCGCATAACCGGATCCCTCTAGTACTGGATAAATACTGTAACCGAGCTGCTCTCGGTAGGTTCTTAACAGGCGTCCGTAGTATGGGCCAAGCTTTGGACGTTCTTCAAGGGCAACAGCAACAAAACCTCTTACGTCGCGATGCCGTCTCAGCATCCAAGACGAGCGAAATATGCCGTCTCCCAGAGCCATCATTTGCCTGTAATTCAGACACCCGAGGTCAGGATGGGTTCCCGGAGTGGTGTAACCAGGCACTCCGCCATCAAAATCTCGCTTAAGCGCAAATTTTACTTCATAGCAATTGGCTGGAAGTTTTCTGCCTAGCTGATCCTCAATCTGCTCTTTGTGGGCCAAAAAGCCAGCAGACAGAGGGATGTACCAGATGCCGTACTCGAACTGATCTACTCGGATGGTATGCAAAATACCACACGTATCATCGAGAAGCGGGATCTCCTCAAAATCTTCATCCAACTGCAATGTAGCCATTCCGCGCCTCAACCCTTCCATTTGAGGCCAGATGCCTACGTAAAAAAAGCCCGACTCAGTTAGCCGGGCTTTTCGTGTTCGCATCCCTAAAGACGCAGAACCGCAATGTGGGAAACTATATTCTCATTTTCTCGACCATTCAAGCTACCTCAGCAATCAATTCCGCTTCACCGAGAATCACCCATGCTGAGGCGACCGCAGCATCACGTTCGGTCTCCAGCCACTTGCGGATATCGGACCGCCATCGGTACAAGGTTTTCTCCGGTGTCGGCGTGTCAGCGTTGTCCCAGGTGTGCAGCACCATGAACGACTCGGGAAGTCGCGGCGTAGCCCAGGCGGTGACGCACTTCGTCTTGAACAGATGGTGAGCCCTTCCCGGCGCCGATCGCGCCAGATGTGCGATGGAAGCAAACCGTTGCTGCTGAGTCTCCCCATCCAAGTCCACCATGAAGTGGGCCACCAAAACCTGCCAGTAATGCGGAGCCAAGACACGGCGCAGCAGCGCCCGAGTCATGCTGTCCTGAGTGAGCTGGTCGAATCGATCCATTGGGCACGGGTTGTCGGCGCGCTCCGCCTCCCAGGCATCTGGCTTGTACTTGTTCTGCCATCCAGCTCCCTTGTGCAGCGAAATGGAATCGACGTTCATCGCTCGCATGATGCCGTGCTCGGCACTTCGATAAACCGTCATTAAGCAGCCCTCCGGATGCGGCGCGGCGGCGGATTGTCATCTAGGCCCAGAAGGTTGCGCAGCAGACGGTCAGCGGTTTTGCTCTTGGCGTTTCCTTCGGCCACCCAGCGCTTGCAGTAATCACCGAACTCAATGTTCACCCGGGTAGCGTGCCAACTCGCAACCATATCCAGCAGGCACGCCATCGCAGCAGCGCCACCAACCTTTTCCTCAGCCAATCCTTCGCCGGCGATCTTCAAAAACTTGCGCTCATGCTCGAGCAGGCTCTTGCGCGGCAATGCCGCCGTCCCGTTACCCATAGGTTTTGCTCCCCTTAACTCGGCCGGCGAAGGGGCGATTTGCTTCGACCTCCTCCTGCGTTGGCTCTCGACATGCAAAATTGACGAAGCGGGCGAATTGCCCCTGCCGCTGAACCAGACACGACCCAGGCGACGCCTGTCGGCCTTTGTCCAGAATCAACTCGGTGACGCCCTGCTCCCCCATTTCGGATTCGGGGTCGTGATGCACCAGCAGCACCGCGTCGGCATCCTGCTCGATCTGACCGGAGTCTCGCAGGTCACTTGCCTGTGGCTTCTTCCCGGGCCGGCTCGCTGGGTTGCGGTTGAGCTGCGCGAGCACCAACACCGGCACACCCAACTCCTTGCTCAAGTTCTTCATGCCGATCGATATCTTGGCCACGGCCTCACCACGGTTCATGGTCTTGCCGTCCGCTCCCACAAGACCCAGGTAGTCGACCATCAGGATATCCAGTCCGCGCTCCCGCTGAAGCTTTCGCGCCTCGGTACGGATGTCGGCCATGGTCAGCCCCGGCGTGTCGTTCAGATACAGCTCGGCACCCTTGATCTGGCCCGCCGCCATCCCGATACGGGTCCACTCCTCCTGGTCCAGGCACTTGACCTCCTCCATCCGGCGCAGATCGATCCCGCCCTGAGAGGCGATAGTCCGGACGGTCAATTCCTCCTCTCCCATCTCAAGAGAGATGATCAGACCCACCCCGGCGCCGCGGATGGCGATGTGATTGACGATCTGCAATCCGAGCATGGTCTTGCCGCTACCAGGTCGTCCGGCAATCACCACCATTGACTTGGGGCGCAGGAAGCCAATCAACTTATCCAGATCAACTAGACCGGTGGAGAGCTTCGGCGGAGCCTTGTCGTTTAGCACGTCGTCCATGTAGTCCAAGACCTTCGGCAGTACTTCAGCCATGTGCTTGTACCCAGCCCTGCCGCCACTCTGCAGGTCGCGCAGGTCGGCCAGCGCAAGATGGCAGGCATCGAGGATGTCGTCCGCCGGCAAGTCATCGGCAGCGCCACCATCGACGATCTGGCCCAGGTCTCGGAACTGGCGAATGAGCGCCCATTGCTTGACCTGACGAGCGTAAGCCTTCCAGTTGGCGGCTGATGGGACGTTGCGGTGCAGATTGATGGCGTACTCCAGGGTGGTCTGGCCGCTGGGCAGGTAGCGCTGAATCGAGCCAAGTGTCACGGCATCCACGGGCGTATTCCGCCCCAGGCAATCGTGGATCACGTCGAACAGTGCCGCGTTGTCCTGATGCCAGAAGTCTCCAGAGGTCATCTGCGAAACGATGTCCTCGACCATTCCTGCGTCCTCCCGAAGCGATGCGATCATGATTGCGCCTAGGACGCCCTGCTCTGATTCGAGACGGTAATACTTATCCTCTTGGCTCATGCGCGCCTCCGTTCAGATTCCCAGGTGAACCCCGCCAGCAACGCCTTGTTCTCCCGCAGACGGTCTAGGGCTCGCTCACCGATGTACTGACCGAGACCCTTCGCGTCCATGTTCGAGACCACCACCGTCGGCCTGACCAGCTGATACCGACGATCAAACACCTCGTGCAGCACCGCCAACTCATAAGCGGTGCCGGCCTGGGCGCCGACCTCATCGATCACCAACAGGTCGAAGTCGGCCAGTTCGGCAATCACGTCGCGCTCGCTATACCCGGCATTGCGATCCATCGAGCCTTTGAACACTCGGATGATTTCGGCGGCCGAGGTGATGACCGCAAGAGCGTCGAGCTGGCGAATAACCTGCTGGACAATGCTGCTGGCCAGATGCGTTTTTCCGGTACCTACGTTGCCGCACAGCAGCAGGTTTCGCCCGTCGCTGTAATTCTCGCCGAAGTTGTCGGCATAGCCTTGGCAGATCTCCAAGGCCTGTCCCATGGCCGTGTTATCCACGCGGTAGTTGGAGAACATGCTGCCGGCGAAGCGTGGCGTGATGCCGGAGCCAATCAACGCGGTGTTGATCCGTTCGGTAGCGACGTGAGCCACCGCCTGCTTGTGCTCTTCGGTATCGACAGGCGCAACACGAAGGGCTTCCCACTGGCACGCCTTGCACGGGCGGACCTGCATCGAGCCATCAAACTGCTCGACCTCAGAGCGATCGACATGACCGTGTACCGGGCATTCGCTGGTGAAGGTGCGCAGCTCAGGCTGGCGACGGAAATTAGAACGCTGGGCCATTGGGAGCCTCCTGTTGCGAATACATGTTGTCGGTGTGGACCGGCAGGTTGTTGAAGCTCGACGTCTTGCCGGTGGTGGCCGGCTTCAGTTCGTCGGTCCACCGCTCGCCGTTCAACCAAGTAGCGCCGTTGGGTACGTAGCGCCCGCCGTCCTTGGTCCAATCATCGGAAACGCAGTGGCTGCCTAAAGCGGTGATCAGGGTCTGTTGCAGTTCTTCGCTCGGTTTCAGCTTCACCCATGCCTTGGCGGCGTCCTTGCGGCCTTTCTTTTTCGGGTACAGCTTCCAGAACTGTTCAAACCCCTCCAAGGGGTGTGGCGTGCACAAAGGTTTAGGTTCATTGACTGGTTCAGAAGGGTGACTGGTTCTGGTGCTTTCTGGGCCTACACCCCCTGTAGGCTGTGCGCCTACACCTGTGCTTTCTAGGCCTACAGCTGTGCTGTTTTGGCCTACACCCCAAAGCGTCAGAAAGTACAGGTTCGAAGAGTTGCCTTTCGGCCCTTCCCTGTTCTCGATTCGCAGCAAACCTTGCTCCGCCAGCTGCTTGATATGCCTGCGAACAGTGCTCCGGTCGATCTCGCACTGGTCGGCAATGTGCTGGTACGACGGCCAGCACTCGCCCTGGTCGCTGGCGTTGTCGGCCAGCTTGACCAGCACCAGCTTGCGCAGCGGGTTACCCACCTTGGTTTTCATGGCCTTGACCATCAGATCCATGCTCATAGGTCGAGCTCCCCGGTCACTCGCCGCACGAAGTCATCGTAATGCTCGGCCATCACCAGCCCCTGATTCTCCAAAGCCTCGCGGGAGGCCTTAGCGCTGCCGTACAGCACCCAGCGATCACGCTCGGGCAGATGCTTGAACGCGGCGTAGCTCGGCCATGGGCCAGCAATGACTGACACCGGCCCCGTCTCTGCGGTCGTGGATTGCGGTTTGGTGCTCATTGCAGCACCTCCGATCCAGTGCCATTGATCTTGGCCACAATCAGAGCCATGTCAGTCAGCGTCCCGCCGGATAGGCGCAGCACCAGTTTGCGCAGCGCAGTTGTGGTGTTGATCGCTTCCACCGCGGCATTGGCCGTGGCTTGGACGTTGTTGCACGCCAGCGTTGAGTTAATCGCAAGCCTGACCGTATCGCTGATGTTGAACGCATCGCAGGCCAGCTCCAGGTTGCTGCAATGATCGAAGTGCACCGGCGGTGTCGGCGATGCCGTCGCCTCGGTGATCGGGATATGCATGTCTGGCGGCTCCTGCCCTGCCAGCAAACACTTGCTCGCAATCGCCCAGTGCTCGTCGGAGACGTTCTTGGCATCTCCGCCAGTCTTGCGTTCGAACAGAACCTTGAGCGCCCAGTAGGACTCGATCAGTCCGATGTACACGTCATCACGGACCTGTATTGCGCCGCCCTCCTCAACAAACTCTGTCGCACCCTTGACGCACTCGAAGCACTTCAGTAGCAGCGCAGCGTCGGCGAACTTTTCGAAGAAGGCCTGATCGATCGTTTCAACTTTGGGTGTCTTTGGAAAATCGATTACTTTGCTCATGCGGAAGTCCTCAGGCGCAGCTTGAAGCGGCCTTGTTCAATATCGAGGTGGGTTGCACGCTCGGCGGTGACAAAGGTGCACTCGCCGACGAACCGGTCGAATCGACGCGTGATGTCGGCCTTGGGCCAGATCGCGTATGGCTGCCCGCCGTCATCGGCGTGCTTGCTGCGTACCATGGCGAAAGGTAAAGGGGCGCCTGGGATGTCGCGCATCACAGCATTGATCACCCAATGGGGGATGCCGTGCCGTAGGTTGATGCGCGCGCGGATTGACGTCATCGACTCGAATCCTGCCGGCATTGAATCGAGATAGCGAACCTGTTCAACCTGGGCGACACGGGTCTCGATCCGCTCCAGCGCGACCTGCTGCTCGCGCTGTTGACGCTCCACAGCCACCAGGTGATTCGCGTTTGCGGCAGTGATCTCGGCCTGGGTCATCGGGCGGGCGGCCTGCTCTTCTAAAGCCTGCCACCGATCTACCAGAGCGGCGGTGAACTCAGGACTGAGTTGGGCGACCACCACGAAGCTGTCGCGCTTATTGACCAGGTACTCCCGAACGACCACGCCGTTTCCAGCTTTTGGTCCATCCCCCATTGGGGGTTGGGAAATTACGCAACGTTCGACAAGGCGCTCGATGGATTGCTTAACCTTGTCATGACGGGAGCCAACCAGGTCGGCGATTTCTTGGGAGGACATCGCCAGTGCGTTGGAGGTGACCATGCTCATTGCTCACCTCCGGCAGCAGGCGACACATTTTCTTTTCCGGCGTTTAGTGTCGCGGTGTCACAAGCATTAAGTTCTGCGTGCCAGTCTTCGATCAAGCAGTCGACACTGTTGGCTTGGTCAATGGCGACGAGCGCGCCCAATGCGGCGAGACTTGCTGTGTCCGAGTGATTCGGAACGCTCTTCTTGAGCGAATTGAAAAGCGCCCCAAGCTGTTGAAGCGTTTCCCGAGCGCCTCTCATCGAATCAATCGCATCTACTGCAATTGCGCTCGCCGAGCGAATGGAAGTGTTCATGCTTCACCGCCCTGACGATTGCCAAACTCGACGCTGAGAACGCCGGAGTCGACAAGCGCCTTTGCCGAGTCGACCAAGAACCGGATGCCGTAAATTTCATTCGCATCCATGCCTTCTTCCAGGAAGCGACCAAGGATGCTGGTTGCCGCGACAAGCAAGTTGCTCGACGAGCTGAGCGCTTCGCTGACAGGCATGCCCGGCCGAACCTCAATCAGTCCGATCGACTTGTCGGTGCTGTCAAAGGAATGGAAAGGGGCGCGGCTGGTAAGAAGGATCTCTTGCGCCTTTCGTGGCGTGGTGCTATTTTTTTGGTGCATTGATCTCGTCCTCTAGACGAAGAAGTACCTAAGTCCCCTGGCAGGGACGGTTAAGAAGCCCGCCTACGAAGCGGGCTTTTTGTTGCCCGGAAGAAAGTCAGCCGGACAGCAAAAACAGGGATGGGTAGTGCAGGCTCACGCCGAACTCCTTTTTATCTAACGGGCAAACCCGCACCAATTGGAAGGCCCCAGTCAGGGCCTATTGCTGATGGTTGTGCATTCATCGATTTAAATTCCACCCAACTCATCGCCTTTACTCATCAGCGTTTGGCCTGCCCGATTCGTGCCGGGTATAGGATCATCCTGACCGAGCCTTCGAATAAGTCCGCAAACTAGGCTGTTCATCCGAACAGTACCTGTTTAGCTAGTACTGGATACGTGTACAGAGCCGTTCAGCCCAGGTGCGGTTTTTAGTAATTCAGAGGAAGATTCAACTACCTTGTGGCGTGCTTCGACCTGAGCAATCAAGTCGCACAACGCAGAAGCGTTGATGGCGCCATGAGTGGCAACCTCAGCAAGAAGTGCCTTTTCAGGGCTTACCTTTTGCGATCCAGAAAGCCAGTAAGAAACCGTGGCCTGAGAGACGCCCAAAGCCTCGCCGGTCTTCGACTGGCTACCGAAGTAATTTATTAGTTCAATGATTTTTCGAGCCACGACAAGGGCCTCTGATAAGTCTTTTTATAGACTGCACAGAAGCAAACTTCTTTGCAACCCCATAAGTATCTTTATAGGATCAGCGGATGAATCTATCCGAACGAATCAAGCTAGCCCGGAAGAAAGCAAGACTTACTCAGTCTCAGCTTGCGGAATCCGTTGGCATCGCGCAGACAGCCATCAGTCAACTGGAATCAGGTAAGACGCTACGATCTTCCTACCTTGTTCAGATAGCCCGGGCATGCGGGGTGAATAGCGCCTGGCTAGCTTCAGGGGAAGGCGAGATGAACTCCCCAGAAGATGCTATGAGCTACTTCAGCAGCGAGCTCGAAGAGATCCTGCGTGGCGAACATGACGATGATGCAGCCCTTAACTTAGCCCTGCGAGAGCGGATAGAAGAGCTGAGGAACGTGAGCCGGTATGCACCGTCAAACTCTCTGCTGACCGACGAAATACCCTATTTGATTGAACTCGACGACCCTCGCGACTCATCGAAAACTGTTGTCGAGATCAGCGTGAAGGTTCACCTCGACCTAAACTCTGAAATTTTATTGAAGCAAGGCGTGCTCCCTGAGCATGTTGTCGCGGCAGCCATCTCGGGTAACTCAATGGCGCCAGTTTTGCAGGACGGCGGCACTGTCGTTGCTCATTTGCGCGAGACCCAAGTAGTCGATGGGCGCATGTACGTGATAGATCATGGCGGCCAAATCAGAGTTAAAGCGCTCTATCGACTGCCAGGCGGAGGCATCCGCATGAGAAGCTACAACATTGCCGAGCATCCAGACGAGACATACTCAGTGCACGAGATGGACGAGGCCAAAATCCGCATCATGGGACGTGTTTTCTGGGGTGCCTCTTTTTACTAGTCGATGCACGAGTCAGCAGAGCCCGGTTCGCCGGGCTTTTTTGCGCCTATTGATTAGAGAAAAACAGTGAACTGGTAAAAAATAATCAAAATACTGCTTGATCACTTCTATCAATCTGCTTATATTTTTATCCATCAGCAACGCACAAGGCGGAAAGAAGAGATGAGCACGGTTATCAATTTCGGCAAGCTGCAAGGAACAACCGGCATTCTTGCAGAGCAAGAGCTGCGCGCCGCCCTTGCCGTTTGCGCCGGGCTTGCTAACAAGGAAATCGCCCGCGCCATCGGTTGCGCTCCTGGCACCGTCAAAAAATCCATTGAGCGCATTTTCTACAAGCTCGGCGTAACCAGTCGTTCGGCAGTTCCGACTGAACTGTTCTGCCGCGGCATCGCGCGCCACTTGGTGGTGCTGATCTGCGCAGTCCTCACCGGCCATGCCGCCGTCACCGACGATCACATGAATCGCATCCGTCGCCCAGGTGAGCGCCGCATCGAAACTCGCGTGGCCGTCCGCCGCATCGAGGCCGCTCAAACCGTTTAACCCAACCTGAATTTTGCGAAAGCCAACATCGCGGCCGGGATTCGCTCGGCCTGAAAAAAGGAGCAACACATGTTGATTCTCACCCACCGAGTTGGCGAAGTCATCCGCATCAACGACGACATCAGCGTCATGGTCCTTGCCGCAACTGGCCAGCAAGTGCGTATCGGAATCACCGCGCCGGCAACCGTCGAAGTTCATCGCGAAGAGATCTACCAGCGCATCCAGGCTGGTGTTCCGCAAGCGAGCGGAGCGCCCCATGCGTAACCCACTCAAGCGACCGGTGATCGACCGGATCAGCATCGTCTTTCGCCCTGCAGATGGGCAGACACTGGAACAGATCGCGTCATTAACATTCGTGGAATGGCAGGCAAATGGGAGGGTATGGCGTTTCCAGCGCGCATTACCCGCGGTCGTGACGCGACACCTAAAACTGATTCGGAAATCGTGTCGCGACACGCAGGGGGTGACTGATGGGGGCTGCTGAAAAAATTCCCGAAGATGAGAGCCACGACAAGGTGACCGAAAAGCGGATGGCGGAGCTTGTGGGCACCACGGCGAAGGCGCTGCAGCGAAAGAGAGAGCGGAAGATTATCCCGCAAGGTGTCTGGTCAAAAATTGATGGCCGGATCCTGTACAGCAAAAGGAGATACGACGAATGGATCGAAAGCCTGTGGACCTGCCAGCCGGTGTTGAGCTTGTCGGTCGTTCAATCCGGATTCGCTTCTCCTGGAATAAGAAGCGGTGCTGCGAAACGCTCCCCTTCCCTCAAACCCCGAAAGGAATCGCTGCAGCGGCGGGCCTTCGTACTCAGGTGAAGCAGCTGGATAAGCTCGGCGCGCTTACCCCCGAGAAGTATGCCGAGTTGTTCCCGGGCACGCGCAGCGCGGAGATTCAAAGCGTACCTATTTTTTTCGACTACGCCCAGGACTGGCTCGACAGTCTGCAGATCGTCGAGAGCACGCGCAAAAACTACCGGTCAACCCTTCAGAATTACTGGGTTCCGTACTTGGCCGACAAGCCGATGGACAAGGTGACGCCGGTCATCATGCGAAAGATCGTCAACGACATTCAGTGGACTTCACCGGTGCGCCGCAAGAATGCCATTCGGTTGGTGACCACGATCTTTACCCAGGCCGTGCGCGACGAGCTCATCACCCGAAACCCGGCCAGTTCGATTCCCGCTACCCGCGTTCCGAAGCGAGACCTCGATCCTTTCACGCGGCCGGAAGCCGATCTGATGATTTCCAAGCTGTACGAACTGACGAGTGGTTTACAGCAGATTTATGCCATCTTCTTTGAGTTCTCTTTTTACACCGGGATGCGCCCGGGAGAGGCTATGGCCCTGCGCTGGGCGGAAGTTGACATGCGCAAAAAAACAGCCCGAGTTTGCCGGATTCGCATCTATGGGAAGATTCAGGAACGAACTAAAACAAAGACCTCTCGCGAAGTTTTATTGAACGATCGCGCGATGAAGGCGCTCGAAAAAGCCAGGCCACTTACGGCGGCACGTTCTGATTACGTGTTCGCGCCGGAAGGATCGGGTGATAGGTCCGAACTGTTTATCCGATCCGAGACTGGCCCAAAACGCTACTGGTTGAGCGCGCTGCGGAAGTTAGGAATTCGGCATCGCAGGATGTATGACACGCGCCACACGTACGCAACGATGTGTTTGATGTCAGGCATGAATCCAGCATTCATTGCCGCACAGCTTGGACACAGCGTTCAGGTACTGCTTTCCACCTATGCCAAGTGGATCAGCTCGCCAAGTGATTGGGCTGAGCTTGAGAAGCTTGACAAAATTGAAAGTGGTACAAAAACGGTACGAGAAAATCACCAGTAGCGACACACATGCCGAAATACAAAGGGCTTACAGTAAATGTGCGGATTAGCTGGCGAGTTACGTTTTGATCATCAACCTGCAGACCTTGCAGCCATTGAACGAATCACCCATCACCTGGCCCCTCGCGGCCCTGACGCATGGGGCTTTCATGCCCAAGGGCCGATTGCCCTGGGCCACCGTCGCCTGAAAATCATGGACCTGTCGGACGGCTCGGC